GGCTCTCAGTGGGAGCGTGATGTTGCTGACTACTTTCGTGAGCATGGGTTCCCGATGGCAGACAGGCGCTATGGTGCAGGTGTAGCACAAGACAAAGGAGACTTAGTGGGTATCCCTAACTTCGCTGTCGAGTGCAAGAACCAAGCTAAAATCGATCTTGCAGGTTTCATTGAAGAAGCATTGATCGAAGCGAAACACGCAGGTGCTCGCTTTGGATGTGCTATTGTAAAACGCCGGCGTAAGAATACGAAAGACGCTTACGTTGTAATGACATTAGAGCAGTTCTCAGAACTGATAGGAGAGGTGTATGGATCACGGAATTGAATGGCTTGATGAGTATGAGGACTTCAAGCGTGGAGATGTAGTAAAGGTTGAGGGCATTCGTGGTGACTGGGAGTGGATCAAAGCACACGTTGTTCATGGTGTAGTAGAGTCTTACACCGTATTAAAAGCTGGTGAGGGTATGAGGTTCTTTGTGCCGTCACGGGTAACACACAAGAAAAGGAAAAAATAATGTCAACGACACTTATTGGTAATGTAGTAGCAGACCCTGAGATTAAGTTTAACAATGCTGGCAACGCATGGGCAACGTTCTCTATCGCAGTAAACAAGAAGGGCAAGAACGATGTCGAGTACACCAGTTACTTTGATTGCATTGTCTCAGGCAAGATAGCTGAAAACTTCTGCGAGTCTATTAAGAAGGGCGTTCGCTGTATAGTTTTTGGTGAATTGAAACAGCGTTCTTACGAGGACAAGGATGGTAACAAACGTAACGCAGTTGAATTGCAGGCTTGGTCTGTCGGACCCGATCTATCGTGGGCTACGGCAAAGGTGACCAAGAATGACAAATTGGACTGATCAAGCTGCTTGTAAGGGTGCCGATGCGGCTGTGTTCTTCCCGAGCACACGCCAAATCGGCCCTAAAGCAATACGAGAAGCAAAGACTTACTGTGACATTTGCAAAGTATCCGAACAATGCTTGTATTACGCAATTAAAACAGAATCAAACTATGGAGTGTTTGGTGGTAAGACCCCTAACGAGAGGGCTAGGCTGAGCATAAACATGAGGCAAAGTAGTGTATAATTATGCACTATGGCTACCGATTACTCACTCGCAAAGTGTATAGGTAACACCGACCTCTTCTTCAAAGAGACATACCCTGAAATTGACATGGCTAAAAAGCTGTGCCATGATTGTCCAGTAAAGAGACAATGCCTCACTGAGTCCCTCGAAAGACTCGAGCCTTACGGCGTGTGGGGTGGGCTTACATACGAAGAACGGCGAATGCTTTGTATCATTAAGGGCATTAAGCCACCAACAAGAAAAGAGGAAGTGGAGCATGGAACAACTAGAGGCTATGAATGGCATAAGCGGACAGGAGTTGCTATCGAATATGACGACATGGGCAAAGACTCCTGTGGCTGTGCCACGGCAAACCGCGAAGCATCTCGTCAGCGGATGGTTAGGTATCGCAAACGGAAACGGATTACAAACACTACTCGGGTTATTGAGTGAGATGTCCGGTCTATCACCAGACACTATTTTAAATGGTAAGGTGAGGACTCCCCGAGAAGTTAAGACTCGTCAGCTTTTGTGGGCTTCACTCAGGCGCTACGCAAACCTATCGTACCCTGAGATCGGTGCGTTGGTAGGAAAGTCACACACCACGATTATGCATGGTGTTAAGCGTGTACCGGATGAAGTTCTCGAGTCAGTAGGAGAAATGTTAAAAGGACTTGACATGGAAGACTTAGTACTGTAACCTGTCTATAACTCATTACAAAGGAGATAGACATGAGTGAAGAAGTTAAAACATTTGGTGCAGATAACACAGAGGTTGTTTGGTTCGCAGAACTCACAGAGGCGATGGTTGAATACCTAAGTGAGGATGATTTACAAGACTTGTGTTACCAGCTGGATAAAGCAGTTGCAGAGATTTGCGAAAGTTTTGGTGTACAATGACCGACGCATACGGCACTATCATGATTTGGGAAAAAGACACCGAGTACTATTGGTGTGTTGAATGTTTTGAAGCCACCATGCTTAAGTCAGAAGGCGACTTTTGGAACATTAACGAAGAGGATTACAATAAAATGTTCAATAACAAGTACCTTGAATGTAACGAATGTGATCACGAATTAGGTGCGGAGTTCGAAGCACTGAATTAATAAGTCTGTGTATACATAGAAACAAGAAGCACTCACTCAATGTCCCCCGAGTGGGTGCTTTTTGCTGTAACGACTCACTCCGCGACTCACTGAGAACATCTTATAGTCCGCGTTCCGCCTGGTGGCGTGGGTGTATCGCGCCTGCGATTTGCCTGGGGGGTAGATACCTGGGTGGTTGCGGCGCTGGTGCAGATCATCAGCTCGAGCCGGTGTGGGTGTGCGTTTCTCTGTCTATTTGGTGCTACAATTTAAGAGTGCTCAGAGCGAGCATGAATTAACCAAGTAGGGGGACTACCTATGACAGATTCACCAGAGTTAATGAAAGTGCCAGAGGATTTTAATTTCCGTTGCAATTCTGCATGGCACGAGAAAGCCTATGCCTATTGGCTAGAGGGGTTTCTAAATAATGGCAATTCTTTGGAATTAGTGCCGGCAGACCAGTCGAGCCGGTTTATTTGTGGAGAATGGCAGACTGTTTATAGCATTTGGTATGAGCACGTTCTCCTCGAGTCTTGCAAGATGTGTCACACTTACGCGAGCGAGTCCGGCCATTTAACACTCGAGACTTGCTTCGAGTGTGAGAGCGTTTCCGCTTCGCGTTGGGGTCACACTCATCAGTATTACGACTCCTACGAGGGTGGATTGTGTGACGATTGCCACGAGGAATACGTGGACAATGGCGAGATAGAGATGTGCGACCAGTGCGAGTGCTGGTTTGTTGTAGATGACGGTAGGTGCTGTACGCCTAGCCTGATTCACTCGTACAGTCACAAGCCCACGCCACAATTCAAACCTGAACTACCTAACACCGTGCCAGTCGGATACTCGACACGCCGGCTACATGGTCGCTTGCCGACTAAGTGGCGTGACCACCGGACTAAGGCGATTATCGAGAACGCCACGCTTGCTCGTTACGGAGTCGAGTTGGAGTTCGAGATTCACGGCAACACTGACAGAGAGATTGCTCAATACATTCGCGACTACGACCCAAGTGAAACGGTAGTAGTGGCCAAGTATGACGGCTCTCTAAATTACGGGATTGAGTTGAACTTCCACCCACGCTCGCTCGAGTCATGGACAGAATACGCGCTCGAGTTGGATAAGTTCCTACAGGGACTAATCGACCGAGGTTGCAGGGCAGACAAAGAGCGGAGCACGGGGATTCACATTCACTCAAACCGTATGGCTTACGACTCGCCTAGTCACATTTGGCGAGTGCTCAAGTTAGTCACCGACCACGAGGAGAAGGTGGTGGAGTTCGCACGCCGGCGCTCGAGTTTTGCAGACTTTGAGAACATCAGAGAGCACGCTCTAGCGCTTGCGTTTCGTAAGTTCTACGGCGACCACTTTGACGCTGTCAATGTAACTGGTAACACGCTCGAGTTCCGTATCTTCCGCTCGTCACTCAGAGCAGGTCGAGTGTTAGCGAACATTCAACTTGTAGATTCCATCAACGAGTTCACGCGCTTTATGACCGTCAAGGACATCAGGCAGGGTGCGCTTTCGTGGATCGAGCTGCAGGATTTTATAGGCTCAGATAACAGGTATTCACTGGCTAATCACGCTATGGCCGGTGGCAAGTTTTACAATTCAACAACACTAACTACAGAGAATGAGGAATAAATAATGTGCCAACTAATTTGCGGGTGGGATAACGAAGTGCCCACTATTGAGGAATTGCGCCGGTCATGTATTGCTAACCCTGACGGCTTCGGCTTTGCGGTTGTAGGCGATACGGGTAAGGGACTAGAACTAGTCAAGCGCCGGAGTATGGATAGCGAACTAGCGATTGCAGAGTTCTATCGAGTCATTGAGACGGCCAAGCCTTTGGCGTGGTTGTTTCACTCTCGTATTGCTACCAGTGGCCAAGTCAATGAGTCAATGTGCCACCCATTCAAGGTCGGTAACGACTCCGATACGGTGCTGGCTCACAATGGGATTCTGAACATCAAGCCTCGAGACGGTATGAGTGACACGGCCACACTGGCCAAGTACGGACTACCGGCTATGGGTGGAGTGAAGTCTCTCGAGAGTCCTATTGTCTGGTCAATGTTTGACACTTGGGCAGAGGATAACTATTCCAAGATTGCCCTGCTCAGTGCTCGTAGCGATTTAGACGTGCCACTGGCCATTGCTGGTGAGTCGCTAGGTAAGTGGGAAGCCGGTATCTGGTTTAGTAACAATTCTCACAAAGCCTCGCCCCACGTGCCTATTTACTCACCGACTGCTCGACTTGGTGGCTGGAATAGTTGGGACGAGTGGGACTATGAGCCTTTGCCGCGCTCGTCGCGATCTGTAGCTGTCGGGTCTGACCTACGTGCAGAGTCCACTCTGTTCGCTGGCCTCGAGTACGAGTGCTCAGTGTGCAAGTGCTCGACACCACTCGACGAGGACTGCTGTCGTTATTGTCTCGCGTGCCTTTATTGCGAGCACCTAACGTGCGTGTGTCCACCAGTTAGCGAGGTTGAGTGATGAGGTTACTTATCTCCGGCGTGAGCGCCTACCTAATGACACTGGTGCTTCGTTACTTGGTTGAGCGTGACACTGGTGCACCACTCGCCGGCTCGCTGTCGCTGGTGGTGTTCGTGGCTCTATGGGTGCTATTGCAGGCTCTTTGGGACGGTGATAGGGAATGAGATAACTACCTTGCTCGAGCGTTATTAGAACTCCAGCGCTCGAGTTATCCAGACACAAGGCCGGCCTCGAGTAGGTCGGCTTTGTTGTTTCTGGTCACACTCTCAGAGTCGCGTTGTGTTTTCGTCTGTCGATTTAGTGAGCCGGTCAAGCGTGGCTCAACGCTTGGGACAGTGCTCGACCACTCGTAGCCAGGTGCGCTGTTCGATCCTGCAGCTCCCGGGTTCATGCTCGCTCGTGTCCGTGTGTGGCTTGGTTGGTTGGGTCAGTATTGTAAAGCCCCTCACTTTATTACCCTAAAACAGAATGAACTAACAGAGATGCTGGTGAAACTGGCCAGCAATGCGTAGCGTAGCGAAGCATTGCGTACAGATAGTGATGCCGTAGGCAACGGGTTAGCGTGTTGATGTGTATACATATACAGGCGTTAGCACACACGTGTGCACAATCACAAGGCTTTGACCGGGTGTGTGCCCAGAGGGTGTCTCACTAGATGTTAGTAATAGCACTCACGGAAAACTGTCAAAACCACCTTTAGAATCGGTTTCAATATCGGTATCAACGTCGGAACTACCAGGAAGTAACGGAGCTCTTGTTTAATGCCCCACTTTAGAGAGTCTCTCCCCTGCATTCACCACTTTTAAAAAAAGGACATCCACCCGTCATGAACGCGAGGAGTAATCTGTGACCGTAGTCTTGATCGTTTCACCTTGTGCAAAAAGCTGTAGGTGCGCGCTCGACCGAATACCGCTCTAACCGGCTAACTACCGCTAGTATCTGCCATCTCACGACGGGGACTAACACTCGGCGGGGACTTGCACCCACGACTACTCCCATTGGTAGTACCTCTACTATACACCATGGATCTTCTCTGTCAAGTAAGAATCGTGACATTTTATACACACACGTGGTGTATACTTGGTGTATGTGTTCTACCTGCGGCTGTGGCAAGCCAAAAGACAAGCATGGGGAAAAGACCATTGCTAAAGCCAACAAGAAATACTCTAAAGTAAAACCAAAGACTAAGAAGAAGTAGATTGACACCAGGGCAGTAATGATGCTATGGTGATACAATTGCTTTGGGCTACAACGGATGGGCTGGGATCTTCTAAATCCTGAGCTGAGGGTTCGACTCCTTCTAGTCCCGCTAAAGAGGGGGGTAGGTCTCCCACCATCTCCCTACCCCTCTCTGCCCCACGATGACTCTTATAGCCGGCTTCACCAATGGAAAACAGTACGCCATAGGTGGGGACTCGGGCGCATATGAAGATAATGGTGCATTCCAACGATCAGGGGAACCCAAGGTCTGGAAGGTTGGTACTTCTTTAATTGGCGGTGCAGGATCATTTCGTGCATTGACCGTGGCCAAGAAATCTAATATCTCTGATCCTTACGCTTTATCTGCCCACATGCTTGAAGCTAATGTCCCCGGCGAATGGTCACTCCTTGTAGTCACTGCCGCGGCACTCTATGAAATCACAGAAGACGGTGGGGTACTAAAGCTTAAAGAGAAGTACTCGGCGGTAGGAGCGGCGAACCAGGTTGCTCTCGGCTCCTTGTCAGTTCTCGACGGGAAGCCTAGTGACGTAATTCGAACCACCCTCTCCGCCGCTTCTAAGCATCACAATATGTGTATGGCCCCATATACCGTACTAGCCCTCTAAAAAAATATAAAATTTTTTTAATGCCCGAAGATATTAATCATAAACATTCTTGGATTTTGCTTGTAAATCGCAAAGTTTGGGTGTATTGTAATTGCGGTAAGAAGTTTGTATTACCAGAAAATGCAACAGGCACACGTTACAATGGGCCTATACCACAAGACATGTTAGGATAGTATTATGAAGAAAACAATTGCACCACATATCACGTCGTGTCTTTCAGGAGCCGGTGCAGTACTTGCACTTGTACACCCTGGGTTTACGATTCCATCATCAGTACAGGGGATTGTTACTTCAATTTGCGTATTGGCTGCAACCTTTGTTCAGCTAGCTCACTTTGCAAGTAAGTCTAAGCTAGAAAACAATTTGGCACTTGCTGATCACCTTGTGACACAGGCAATCTTAGAAGCTCAGAAGCCAACCGAGGAATAATGCCAGCGCCGGATGAAATGTCGGAATCTTTACGGGCTTGGATTGAAAACAATATCCCAAGCTTCCTTGTAGAGGTAAGCGAGTTTGACAACTTTGACGATGGATGGAAGATGCCAGTAATCGAAGACTATGTTTTGGTCTTTGCTGTTAAGGATTGGAATGATGGTGGCACGGGAGTGTTTGCCATCACTGCCAAAGACTCAGCTGAGTATCGAATCCGAGGGTTGTTAGAGGTCGCCTTTACGTAATGTCTGTATCTCCGGTACAGAAGAAAAAGTATTTTGAAGCTCGTTCCGCCGGGCTATCAATTGCCGAAGCCGCTCGCAAAGCTAAGTTCTCTGAATCTAGTGGACACCGCTTGGAGAAGGCAGTTCGCACTATACGTGCTGACGAAGGTATTGATAGCTCGGCACGGAACTACCGTGAATTAAAAACAGAAGCCAAGCTGGAAGGACCGAAAGCCTATGATGACCTTTGTGAAGAAGCTCAAAGAGCATTGGAAGATTTCGGTTATTTTCGTGAACGTTATTTTGGCCGCATTAGTACGCCGTGGCAGGAAGAAGCAGGGGAAGCTTTAGTAGCTCTTCTTGAATCACCAGAAAAAGAATACGTGGTAATGAACATGCCACCTGGTTCTGGTAAGACAACATTGCTTCACGACATTACGTGTTGGATCATTTGTCGCAACCGATCAATCCGTTTGCTGACGGGTAGTGCAACTATGTCACTAGCCAAACGAAACCTCATGCGCGTACGAAGGTCATTAGAACGTATTGTTACTGAGACTGCTGACGAAGCACTAAAAGCTAGAGGTCTAGCCGTTGACGCAGCATCTACAATGGCTTTAGACTATGGACGCTTTAAACCATTGGAACGTGAAGTATGGACTAATGAAGCATTTATTGTTATGCAACACGAAGACGATGGAGCTATTAGTGAAAAGGAACCGACCCTAAGCGCTTATGGAATGGACTCTGGTTTTATTGGTGGTCGTTTTGATGGTTGTTTTTGGGACGACCTAGTAGACCCGCGTAAGCTTAGGTCTGCTGATGTTAAAGAACAAATGCAAGACTGGTACCAAGACGTAGCTGAATCTCGACTTGAGCCTGCAGGTATGTTGGCTCTTATTGGTCAGCGCCTAGCTGCTGATGATCTATACCGCTTTGCACTAGACATGACTCAACCCCTTGAGGATGAAGAAGAATTGTTGGATGGCGGTGCTAGTGAGGAAGAGCTAGACAAGTTACGCAACGACAAGAAGTACAAACATCTACTATATAAAGCACACTATGACGACCGATGCAGTCCTGAATACCATAAGCGCACTTCTGC